GATCTGCTCCAGCGTGGTGCGGGCGGTCTTGATGCTGTCTTCCACCTGCAGCCGGGTTTTCTCTTGCGCGTCATACAAGGCATCGACAGCCTTGGTGTTGTAGTCGGCTGCCTCGGCGCGAGCCTTGGCGGCGGCCTTGATGGCGTCGGTCTGCTCTTTGGTGAGCTTGATGGATTTTTCTGTGGCGGCGTTGGCGGCGGTGACCTGGTCAAGCCGGCGCGGATCTGCTGCGGCGCTGGCGTTGCGGGTGTTCCAGGAGGCCAGATCCTGCGCGGCAGCGCGGGCGCCCAAGATGCGGGCGGTGGTGGCGTCGATCTCAGCGCGCGCGGCCGCCGCGTCGGCTTTCATGGCGTCACGAATGCTGGCGGCGGCGGAAAAGTTGCCCTGCAAAATCTGCACGGCCTGGGCCGCGATGCCGCCCAATTCGGTGCCGACTTGCACCAGCACGTATTTGACGTTGGCGCCCAGCACGGCCACGGTCTCGAAAGTGATGGCAAGCGCCTCTTGCACCGTGGCCATGGCTCCGGTTTGTTTGGCGTTCTCAGCGGCTGCGCCATTCATGGCGTTAAGCACTGTAATGGCGTCCTTGATGGCGCTGCTGGCCAGTGTGACGCTGTCAAAAATAAGCGTGCCAGCGTTGTTGGCGCTGACGGTGCGAAACAGTTCGTCCCAGGTGTCGGTCAGGTTGCTGATGGCGCCGTCCAGGGTGGCGGCGCGCAGAGCCATGGCACCGGCAAACTCGTTGTCGCCAATGGCTTGCAGGTAGCGGGTGATTTCCGAGCTGTTGTTGCCTATGTTGGTTGTCACGCCCTGAAATGTCAGGCTGACGTCGTCGCCGCTCTTTTTGGCCTTGATGCCGAATTCTTTCAGCCGCGCTGCTGCTTGGCCTTGATGCCAAATTCCTTGAGCCGTTCGAACTCGCCGGTGGCGGCGTCGGCCACGGCCTCGATCATCTGGTTGAGGCTCTTGCCCATGGCGCTGGCGGTGTTGCCGTAGCTGGCCAGGGCCTTGGCGCTGGCGTCCAGCCCAAGCGCTTTCATCTTGACGAATGCGCCTGTGACCTCGTTGAGCTGGTAAGGTGTGGTGGCGGCAAATTGCTTGATCCAGGCGAACTCTTGCGCGGCGCGGGTGCTGGAGCCGGTGACGGTGATCAGGCTGGAATTCAGCACGTCAAACTCGCGCTGCACGGTGACCAGCTTGCCAATGGTGAGCGCGGCGCTAAAGCCGCCCAGCATGCTGGTGAGCTTTTTCATGCCCACGGCGGCCAGGTTGGCGCTGCGGTCCATGTCGCCAAGGTTTTTGGTGACGCCGTCGATCTGCTGGCTGACCACGCGGGCGCCGTCTACCGACAGTTGGAACTTGACTCCGTTATTGGCCATGTTCAGCCCTCGTTTTGGCGTTGTTTGACCCACTCATCCACCGCCGCGGTTTCCATGGCCTGGATGAGCTGAAAGGTTTCCGCAAAGTGGCGCGGCTTGATGCGGGCGACGTCGCGCAGGTAAACGGCCAGGCCGCTGTAGTCCAGGCCCTCGCGCCCGTTGGCACCGCAGCGCCATAGGGTTTGAATGCGCTGCCACAGGCCCCACACGCGCACATTGCAAGGCCATAGGTAAACCTTGTCGCCTGTGCTGGGGACAGCGTCAGGCACGTCAGCCACCAGGCCAAAGGCAGCCAGGGCGGTGTCGCTGTCTTGGTCTGGGTCTGGGTCGTCATGGCTGGTTTCGAGTTGGCCGCTCGCCCATAGGCGCGCGACCTGTGCTAGTTTTTTTCCTTGCCTCCACAGGCGCGGGTGTAGGCGGTCCAGACGATGCCCAGCAGGCCGGGCTGCTTGAGCATGAATTCAAAGGCGTCTTTGGAAAACGGTGCGGGTTCCTTGTTGTCCAGAATCACCAGGCGCTGGCCAGACCAATCGCTGATGTTTTCCAGCAGGAAGTCTTTGACCGAGAGTTCGGGTTGTTCCTCGATCTCGTCCTGCGTTTTGCGCTGGCCGGTGAGGCTGAATGAAAACAGCTTGTCGACCGCGCGCTCGCGCATGGTGAACTTGACGGGTACCGTGACGGTGTCTTCGATGGAGATTGCAAACATGGTGTGTTGTCCTTTGCCTGATGGCCTGATTGAAAAAAGCGCCTGATGCAAACCGGGTGACGCGGCAACCGCTCAGGCAAACGTAAGGTGGTGTTACCCACCCGCTGCCGCGTCGAAACCGTTACAGGCTGACGATGCGCACTTCGTCGTTGCCGGCGGTTGGCAGCACACGCATATCAAAACCAATGAGCCGCATGCCGTTGAACTCTTCTTTCTTCGGGTTGATCAGTTGCACGTTGGGCAGGTGCAGCATGATCTTGTTGCCGGTGGCGGTGCCCAGCACAAAGCCCACGCTTTGCAGGGTGTTGGCCTTGACAGCGGCCATTTGTGTGACCTCTTGCGCAGCCGTCAGGTCCAGGCTCAGGGTGCCCACCACGTCGCGGTCGGCAAACACCACTTGCTCGGTGGTCAGCATGGGCGCAAAGCTGATGCTATTGCCGAAGTCCAAAGAGAGGCCGGTCGAGTTGTAGGCAACACCACCACTCAGGGCGCCGGCGCTGTAGGTGCAGCCCAGGTTGATGTCGGTCACGTTGGCCTTGGTCACGCCCACCGGCACGCGCCAGGCGGTCAGCACAGCCGTGGCATTGGCGGCAGCGGTCACGCCACCGTCGAGGCCGACAAAGTCAAACGTCAGCTTGGGCGCCTCGCCCGATTTGGCCGACAGCTTGACGTTGCCAAAGGTGCCCAGCAGCTTGTGCAGCAGGCCGTCGTCATACCAGTAGATGGTGACGGTTTTTAGTGAGTCGGTGGCGGGCAGGTACTCGACCCGGTTGGGCACCGTCAGACCCGTGGTCTCGGCAATGCCGCAGGCCAGCAGCAGCGCACCCCAGGCCGGGGCTGTGGCCGCCGTGCCTGAGCCGGCCAGCAGCACAGAAAATGAACACTTGACGGATGCCGTGCCCACCAGTTGCACACCACCGCCGAAATAGCTGGTGATGGGGTTGGTGTCGATGTTGCTGGCGTCCAGCGGCGTGATGTCGAGGTCCATCACCTGGATGGCGTTGGACGCGCCCGTGGGCACGGAGTCGGTGCCGGAGGTGACCTCGACTTTAACGAGGACGACGGTTTTCTTTGCTATGCGTGCCATGGTGTTTACTCTTTCTGTTTAAGGGGTTGATCGGCGGGGGTGGTTTGCAGGGCACCGGTTTCGCCTGCTTGCAGGGGACGGTCTGGCGTGTTTTCCACCCAGCCGTGTAAGGTGGCGTCCCAACGCCAACTTCCACCGCCGGGGATGGGGGTGTTTTCTGGGGTTGCGGTGGGGGCGAAGTCTTTGGTGGCCATGGGGTGGGTCTCGCGGGTTTAGGTCAGTGCAGCCAGGCTGGTGCGGTGCTGGGCGGTCAGGCGCATCACGGCGCACGCCACCGGGGTCTCGGCGTCGTCGTACTGCCAGTCAATCTGCGGGTTGATGCTGATGACGGCATCGAGCGCGGTAAAGTCCAGCGCAGCCAGGCGCGCCCAGGCGTCAGTCAGCAGGGCATCCACCGCGGCGGCGGGGTCGGTGCCAGTGGCGGCGCGGGCGTAACACTCCACCGTGTAGGCAGTGGACCAGTCGACCAAGCCAATCACCATCTCGGTGCCCTGCGCCTGGTCCAGCCGCACCACGATGGCGCTGGCCTGGTTGGCGGCAATGGGGCGCAGCCGGTTGGCATAAATGCGCCCGCCAGCCAGCGCGGTGGGGGCCGACAAGGCGGTGATCAGCGCGGCGTGGATGTCAAAGAAGGCGCTGCTCATGCCAGCTCCAGAATGAGGCGGCTCATGCCAGTGCCGTCGGGCTCATGCGCGACGATGCGGTAGTCGGTGCCGTTCAGCGTCACATCCAGGTCAAGCGGCGACAAGGGTTCAATGCCGCTGTCAAACCAGTCAGTGATCACCTCGGGAATAGTGTTGGTAGCCACCAGCCACACCGGCTGGCTGCCGGCCATGCCGGACAGGCCGACACTGGCTAGGGCGTAGCCGTTGTCGAAGATGCCGGAGACATCCACCCCTGCAAGCAGGGCCGTGGTGGCGTGCTCGTCTGGGTTCATGAATACGGTTAAATCTTCGACAAACATGGCAATGCCCTGCCCTGCTTACGCCACTGCGCCGGTGATCAAGTAACCCGCACTGGCGGAAGCCAGCACCGGTGCCTCGGCGCGCGTCACTGGAAACACCCAGCTCTTGCTGTTGCGGTCATAGTAGGGCTCTTCGGCCAGTGGGTAGCCGCCCAGCGTGTAGGTATAGCCGTAAGATGGCGCACCCATGTCGGCCACGCTGCCCAGCTCGGTGTAGGCCACAATCACGTCCTTGCCCCACACGTCGGTAAACGTGGTGCCGGCATCGTTGGCATAAATCGCGTCACCCACCACCACCCGCTGCACCCCAAACAACGCGGCCAGCAGTTCGGGCGTGGCAATGTCGCGCCCGGTGTACTTGATGCGGTCCACAATGTCAGCGTGCTGACGCAGCGAAGACATCACCTTGGCGCCCATCACAATGGTGTTGGGGCGCTTACCAGTGGCGGCTCGCACGGCGTCCTTGGCGGCTTCGATGTTGCCAACCGGGTCACTCGCGGTCAGATCCGACCACAGTGTGGTGGTGGCCAGCGTGGTGAGTTTGTTGGCGGCGGCATAGCTGCCTGCGGTGCGCGCCAGATCAGCGGCTTGTTTTTCCAGGCGCAAGGCCATGATGCGGGAAACCTTGCGCACCGCCATGGCGGCGTGGTCGATGCCGGGGCCTGCAGCACCTTCCTGTAGCACCTCGATTGGTACCTGGCCTTCAAGGCCGTAGTCCACCAGGGCGAAGTTGCCCGAGCTGTAGCCAAACTGAATGCGCTTGGTGTTTTCGCCCGGCGCACGCTGGCTGCTGTACAGCATGAAGTCTTCCTTGCCAAACGTGATGATCTTGCCACCGCGGCTGGAGACCGGCACGGCAGGGAACAGGAACTGCGCAACCATTTCGGCGTTGCTGTAGCCCTGCGCAATGCTGGACAGGACGGGGTCGATGACGCGAGCGTCAGAGGGGGTCATTTGAGCCATGCCGAGAATGAGCCCTTTGTTTGCCATGTAGCCGAACAGCGCGGCGTTGACTTTTTCGCCAGCGTAGGTCAGTACGGACATAACGAACATGGCCATGGCCATGAGGACGGAGTGAATTTGTTTCATGATGTTTTCCTAAATTAGGTTGAGTTGGTCTGGGTGGATCAGTTGGGGATGATTAGCACTTCGATCAGGTCGCCATCGGCGCCGGCGGCGGTCAGCGCGCGGCCAATGGCAATGCCTGCCGACTTGGTGACCACTTTGCCCACCGCGCCCACCACCTCAACGGCGGCGCCTACGGCAATGGCAGCGCTGGCGGTGGCAATGGCCGTGCCGCCTGCGGTAACGGGCACGCGCGCGCCACTGGCGGCGGTGGTCTGGGTAAAGCCCACGGCGTTACCGGCTGCGGTGGCAATGGCGCCAGCAGCGGTCACGGCCTGATATTGGGCCAAAGCGGCTGCGGCGGTGATGCCCAGCGTGAGGGTAGGGATAGCAGATGCGGCCATGATTTAAGCTCCTTGCGTGGCGGAAACGGTTTTGAAAGCGGCAACGTAATCGGTGCCGGGGTGGGCGGCCATGTAGGCCTTGGCTTGGGTGTCGAGATCAGCGCGGGTAACGGGTTTGGCCTCCACTGTGGCGGCAGGCGTCAGCGGTAGGGGTTGCGGGGCGTCACTGGCCAGCGCGGCAGCCTGGGCGGTGCGCTGCTGCTTTTCAGCGGCAAGCACTGCCATGGCGGCTTCGGGGCCGGTGGTTTTACCGTCGAAGGCCAGGGTTTCAATCAAAGCCTCGTGGCCGGGCAGCACCTGGGCGCGCACGGCGGCAATGCGGGCGCGCTCTTCTGCGGCGCCGGCAGTAGTGGCGCTGGCAGAAAATTCGGCCTGGAGTTGGGCGAGCAGTTCGGGGTGTTGCTGCGCCAGGGTTTCACGGTCCATGGGGTTTCCTTTTTGGGTTGGTTTCTGGGTGAGCGACACCGGCTCGGCGGGGGTTTTTGTGCTTGCCAGCGCACCGGCTGGTGTTGCACTTTGGGTTTGGTTGGTAAATTTGGCTTTGCGGCGGTTGGCAAATTGACTGGGGTCAGCAGCCAGCATTTGCACCACAGCATCGACCGTGGCAAAGCCGTCGACCAGGCCACGGTCTAATGCCTGCTGACCGATGAAGACACGGCCATCGGCCATGTGTTCCAGCACGGCAGCGGGGGTGGCGCCACGGTTGGCCGCCACGGCATCGACAAACACGCTGTACAAGTGGTCCACCTGGCTTTGCATGTAGGCCTTACCCTCAGTGGATAAGGGGGCGGCGCTGCTGTTGATGCGCTTGTATTTGCCGGCGGTGATCTCGGTGGTGGTGCCTGCGGCGCGGGGGTCATAGTTGTGGCTGGCCACCACGCCAATGCTGCCCACTTGCACGGTGGGGCCGCTGATGAACACCGCGTTGGCGGCGCTGCCCACCCAGTAGGCGGCACTGGCCAGGGTGGCATCACTGACCGTGACGATGGGTTTGATCTTGGCCAGCTCGGCCACCGTGGCGGCCAGCTCGGGCGTGCCAAACACGCTGCCACCAGGGGAATCAATGGCGAGCACCAGGGCGTTGACGCGGGGGTCGGCAATGGCGGACTCGATTTGCGTGTTGGCCATTTGGGTGCTGACGCCACCGCTGATTTGCATCATCAGGTTGGCCTTGGGGGCCATGACGCCTTCCAGGCTGAGCACGGCCACGCCACCGGGGCGAATGTCGTAGGTTTGCTGGTCGTTGGCCAGCGGGCGGCCCAGGCGGGCCTCGATGGCGGCGATGTCGATCTTGTCGCCCTTGAGGTGGGTGGCGTAGATGCTTTGGATCTCGCGCAGCTGGTCTGGCAGGACAGCCCAGGGGGAGGTGATGACATCAAGGAGTTTCATGGTGGGGTGACTTTCGCAAAATAGGCGCGTTTCAAATAGGGCAAAGTGAAATCTGGTGTGTCACGCGTCAAACGGGTTTGCGAGCCGGCGGCATGGCCTCATCGTCATCACCCGGCACGTCCAGCGACACGATGGGGCTGCCAGCCGGGGGCACATAGATGCCGTCGCGTTTTTCGGCGTTGATTTCTTTCACGCGCTGCTCGTGTTTTTGCTCCCAGTCCACGCCGTCGTGCAAGATGCTTTCGGCCTGCTTGGTGCTGATGCCCAGCTCCACGCGCATCTTGGCGGCGGTGACTTCTTTGCTGGGGTCAATGCTGCCGGGGCCGTCGCCAGTCCAGATGGCTGCGCACCAGGCGGCGCGCACCACGGGGTCGGCAAAGAAGCCGGGGCAACTGATGCGGCCTTCGGCCACTTCGTCGACCAGCCAGAGTTCAAACACGGGCTGGCACAGGTTTTTAGCCAGCAGGTCGCGCTTGCTGCGGAATGATTTCCAGGCCATGAGCAGCGCGGCGCGGGCGGCGCTGTAGCTGCTTTGGAAGTGCATGACCAGCACCTCAAAGGGCATCTCAAGGGCCATGCCGATTGACCTGACCATCGCCGTCCAAAACGGGTCAAACGCCGGGTTTGGCCTGCCGGGTGTGGGTGATTCGATGCTTTCGCCGGGCAGCAGGTTGATGGCTTTGCCGCTTTCCATCTCGCCGCTCCATTTGCTGGCGGACTCAATAATGGCGCCCTGGGCGTCTTCGTCGTACAGGCCCTGGAAGGCGTCGGGGTCCATCTTGACAAAGGTGGCCATGACGCCGGAGACCACGGCGGCGTTGAGCTCGGCATCACTCCAGCGGCCGATTTGCTTCAAGGGCTCCAGAATCGGGGCGATCCACGGCACGCCGCGCACCTGGCCGGGGCGCAGGGGCTTGAACAGGGCCAGCACGTTGCGCCGGCCGGTGTTGGCGCCGCGCGCGTTCACACGTTCCCAGGTGTTGCTGGTGGTGGCAAAGGCGCCGGGGTGCTTGCGCGCCACATGGTAGGCCAGCACTTCGCCGGTGGCGGGGCTGATTTCCACGCCGTCGATCAGGTTGTCGGTGTCGGGCTTGCGGTCGGGGTTGCACACCCGGTCGGCTTCGATGAGCTGCAGCGCAAGTTTGGCCGGCTGGCCGGGGTGGGCCATGCGGGGGGTGAGCACAAAGGCATCGCCACTTTCTAAGTGCGTGCGGAACGCCAGTTCTTGGATGGCATAAAAGTCGAGCTGGCGGGCAGCGTCGCAGTCGGTAGACTCGGCCCATTGTTTGAAGCGGCGCTTGGTGTTGTCTTGCCAGGCTTCGGCCTGCTCAGGGGTAAGGCCCAAAAACTTGGCATCAATGGCGGGGGTGTAGGTCAGGCCGGTGCCCACCACATGGCTCACGGTGGTATTGAGCGCGCCCAGGGCGATGGGGGCGTTGCGCATTTGGTCCCGACTGCGGGCGCGCAGCATGGGCAGGTCGCGGATGGTGTCGGTGTTGGCACTGCCTGCGGTGGGCAGCCAGCGGCTAAGCTGGGCGCGGTCTACGCGGGCGCCGGTGTAGCCGCCTGACAGGGCCAGTTGAGTGCGCTGTTGCATGCGCTGCAAAGCCAGGCCGGGGCGCACGTAGGCAATGACTTTGTCGAGCAGGTTTTGCGGCAGTGCGGGCAGTTGGGTGGCGTCCATGGCTTAACCCACCACCACGGTGCGCGAGCGGCTGCGCCCGGAGGCCGCCACACTGAGGCTTTTAACGCGGGCGTCCCAGGTGGCTATGCCTTCGCGGATTTGGCCCAGGTCAGCACGCTGCAGGCTACGCCCGGCAA